GGGTCTAGGTACTGGGCGGGCATCAGGCTGCTTCCTTCTGATCGTTAGCCGGTCGATGCCGGTTAGCGTTGTAGCGGCTTTGCTCCCAATCTTCCACGGTCAAGGTGGCGACGACGCCGTCGCGATCGCGTCCGCCGAGCCGCTTGATGTAATGAAACGTGAAGCCGACCGCGGCGGCAATCCGCAACACCGGCTCGTTGTCGGCCATCGTCGTTTTTATCAGCATCTGACAGCCGACTTGGTAGAACGGGTAGTCGTACATGACCTGGATGGTGCGCCTCGACAGCCAGTAGGTGCCCGGGATGGCGGCACCGCTCATCTCGATCGTCCCCGTCTCGGGGCACCAGTTGCGGTAGACCAGCCCGCCGATCAGATAGCCGTCGTGGTCGAGCACGCCGATCGACGAGCACGCGCCGAAGCCACGCTCGCGGCACTCGGGAATGAGCGAGGCCACAAACGGCGCGACGAAGTCAGTCTTGTCGAAGACGTAGCCGAGCATTAGCCGCCGCCTCCGTAGTAGTCATTGTGTATCGGTATAGACAGTCCGCGGTTTGTATCGGCCAGTTCACGCTGCGCCTGCAAAGTCAGGAAGTCTGTATTCGGGTCGCCGAAGCGGTTCTCGATCTGCGCCTGCGCTGTGTTCCCGGTGTACGGGAACGCTGTGAACACGTCCTGCTGCGGCCCGATCACGCTGTGACCACCGGGTGCCGCGCCGTAAGTATTGATGTCGCCGCCGAGGGTATTGTCTACCCTGTTGCCGTAGTCCGTGGTCGGCCTGACCCCGCTGTCACCAAAGGCCCCGCCGCTACCAAAATACTGATTGAACCGATCCGCGGTCCAGCCGGGGAAGTCTGCCGGGGTGTACCCCATCGGGTTCCGAAGACTGCTCGTGTACCTGTCGAACTCGCTGCCAAACGGCGTGATGTTCGGGCTGTAGGGCACTGGCATATCCATGTTGGGGACCGCCCCACGGTTCTGCGTCCACGTATCTGGATACGACGGCGCGGGGGTCGGTGTCTGCTGCAGCATCGCCATTGCGATCGCATCGCGATTGCCGCCACCACCCCCGCCGAGGTTGCCGCCACTGCTGCCGCCAAACTGCCGGTTAAACCACTCCTGTGTCTGACCGGGGAAGTCAGCAAGGGTGTAGCCCATCGGGTTGCCGCCTTGGCCGCCGATCGGGCCGCTACCGCTCCAGCCGCCGCCGGAGCTATTGAAGCCTTGAACGTCGTTCGGGGTAGCCGGGACATTAGGCGGCGGGAGGTTGTAACTGCGGCCATTGGAGACGCCGCCGTCGTAGATGATCTGCGGGAGCTGCAGGTCGGGCAGCGCGGTCACGCCGCCGGGTCCGGAGAGCACAGAGGGAGCGTAGAACGAACCGCCACCAACGGCACCACCACCACCGCCGCCACCGGCGCTGCCGGGGCCAAAATACTGTTCAAACCGCTCCGAAGACCAGCCCGGAAAGTCAGCGAGCGTGTAACCCATCGGGTTCATCGCGCTAGGGCCGCCACCGCTGCCGACATTGACGCCGCGGTTGCCATAATCATTGTAGGCGGGCTGCACGTCCATCGCCGCGGGCCGGTTCTGCTGCGTCGGCGAGTAGCTTGGCGCGGCGCTCTGCATTGTCAGCGACTGGTCGGGAACGTAGCCAAGTAGCCGCTGGCTGTCGGCTGCTGTCGGTACACCTTGAATGCCGCCGCCTCCCGCACTGGGACCGTTAAGCGCCCACCACCAGTCTGCAGTGCCTGCCGGAGGAGCATTGTATCCGGCGTCGCTATAGCGATAGTCAGTGCCACTCGTCGTCGGCGGGCTGTAAGACTGCTGCGGCGTGTAGCCGTAGTTGGGTCCAAGGTCCGTCGGCTGGTAGTAAGTCTGGCCGCCGCCGCCACCGCCACCCATCGGCGTGCCGCTGTAGGAGCTTAGGCCGCCTGCATTGCCGGGGCTGTAGGTGCCGGGGGCTGCGGCTGCGCCGATGTTTCCGAGCGCAGCGGCACCTGCAGCGGCGTATCTCCCGGTGTCGTTGATGCCCTGCTGAAGCTGGTTGGTGCCAGCCTGCCCCATCGCATTCGCGGTCGCTAGCGTGTTATTAATCTGCTGCGTGTTGTAGTTCATGTTGTTCATGAACTGCGCGTTGCTCATGCCTGTGCCGTAGAATAACGGCGCTCCGCCAGGTCCTGTCGCCCAATAACCATCTGACATAACGCTCTCCTATACGACGACGGCGTCGCGCTCGAATGTTGCGGCGATACTAATGAGATCGACGATCGGCTTGGCTTGTTGCGATACCGTTACCTGCACGATCGGCGCGTGGCTGTAGCCGGTCATGCCGATCGAAACCCAGCCAGTGTTTTGCGCACGGGACACCGGCGCACTGGCGTCCCATTTTGCGAAATCCCACAACCCCTCGTCCCAGAGGTCGAGTGGCCCGGGGTCGTTTCCGATCGGAGGCGGCTGCGGTATTGTCACGACGTAGTCGGTGGTCGCCGACAGCTGCGGTATATACGGCTCGTTCGGGCGCGCGAAGAACGACGCCCGCGCCTGCCGCCACGTCACCGTCTGCGATGTCGCGTTGAACATTTCCCATCCGCCGACAATCGTGGCGACATACGGCGCGCCATTGTCCTTGCCCGTTTGATCAGCTTGCATGATCTGGCCGGTCTGGGTGCCGAAGTACATGCTGCCGTTTATCTTGGCGAAACACATGGCGTCCCAACCGGTAAAGCGTGCCCATGCCGTGGTTGCCTGATTAACGACCGCGCAGAGCTGCTTGCCGGGAGCACCGCCGGGCCACGTCACGAACATGCCGCCGTACTCGTCCCACTTGCACATCGTCCACGGATAGCGACGCTTGGCGATCGCCTCCTCGCGCCACATCGGCTTGATGGCGCGGGTGATGGCGGCCAGCTCCAGTTCGGCACGGTCCTTGGTGATGGCTCCAGACGTCGGAATGATGCCGTCTACAGTGGCAATCAACAGATCGCCGCCGACGAGAATGTGCGCGTTCATGCCGAGCGGCGGCGACATCTCGTAGCGCCCCTCCTGCCGCCAGTTGGCGGCGACAGACGGGTCGCTGCCGGTGAAGATCAGCAGCTCACCGAGGTCGGTGCAGAATACCAGCTTGTCGTCGATGCCGTCGCCTGCATCAATTGACCACGCCGCGCAAAACAGCAGCTTGCCGCCCTTCGTCGCCGCGCCCGACAGCGGGATCATGTTCAAATTGCCGCCGACCGCATTAAGCGGTAGATACCACGCGTTCATGCTGTTCTTCTCGATGAAGAACAGGCGTCCGCGGTACTTGCAGACGTAGACAAGATTGGCACCGCCATCGACCGTCGCGCCAGGATACGCCACCAAGTCAACATCGATCGTTGACGGCTTGCCCGCAGGCGGCACGTAGCCATTGATCAGCACTTCCCAGTCGGTGCCGTTATAACGCAGCGGCGGATCACCGGCGTCGTTGACCACAATCATCCAGTCGCCACCGGCGTTCGACATCTGCGCGGAGGCGTAGTTGCCGGAAGTCTGGCCCGTTTTCACCGCGGCAGGTGCCTGCACCTTCGTCCACGCGGCTGGTATTGCCGTGCGGAATTGCGCAAAAGTCAGCGGCATTGCGCCGCTGATGTGCGTGATGTTGGCGCGCCAGATGGTGCCGTCTGCGGTATCCGTCGCAAAATCTCCGACGTTATAGATGGTGACGTTTTGCCAGTTCGAGGAAACGCCGGTCAGCGCAGAATACGTCACGTCGTACAGTTTAGTGGCGTTGCCAGCGAACATTTTCTGAACGCTGGAAGACACGTAGCTGAAGGCGCTGATAACCGGCGTTGCCTCCGGCAGCTGGCACCACAGGCTACAGCCGCCACGCAGGCTCGCCCCGCGCATCGTCGGCTTCCAGTTGTCCATGACCACTGCGCCGCCCGGCTGCATGTAGGTCTCATTTTCATTTAAAATCAGCCCGCGCGTCGGTGCCGGGATCGTCACGGTCTGCAGCTGCTGCGCGACCTGCGCAGGCACTGCCGAACGGCGGAAGAACTGGTGCTGGCTCATGCTAACCCCACCTTCCCGGCACGGCGGTAGCGAGGGCAGCGGCTATGGCGTCGTCTACGTATTTCTTGGTGGCGGCATGAAGGTCGGCAGTCGGCGCCGCCGCCAGCAACAGCGCCCCCGTCATGGAGCCGCCCGCTTTGGCGAGCTTCTCGCTGTCGAGTTCATTGATTGCGCCCTGCACATTGGATGCAGCGATGTCGCCGCCGGGCGTAAACGTAACGCCAGACGCCACCGTCGTACCTGCTGGCCCGGTCGCGCCAGTGTCGCCCTTCGGCCCCTGTGCGCCGGTAGCACCTGGCGCTCCGGTTGCGCCGGTCGTTCCGGCGGGCCCCTGCAGACCCGTTGCGCCGGTCGCTCCAGTCGCGCCGGGATCACCCTTGTCGCCCTTTGGCCCCTGTGCGCCCGCCGTACCGGCGGCACCCGTTGCGCCTGTTGCGCCTGTTGCGCCCTGCGGCCCGGTCAGCCCGGTGGCTCCCACAGGGCCTTGCGGTCCGGTTGCTCCCGTTGGACCCGGTGGACCCTGTATTGGGCCAGCGTTGATCCACACCCCGGTTTCGGTGTCCCAGACCCACATGTCTCCGGTTGCCGTGACGACATAGGCGTCGCCGTCACTATTGCCGGTCGGAGGCAGGGCACCGACAGTCGCCACCTGACCCTTGAAGTTAATGCCCGTCCCGGCCGCGCCCTGCGGGCCTGTGGGGCCAGCCGGACCCTGTGGCCCAGTGGTGCCAGTGCCGGGCGGGCCTTGCGGTCCAGTCGGCCCGGCAGGCCCCGCGAGAGCGAGGTTTTGCCATCCTGTCGAGGTGCGAACGCGAACGGCGTAGTTCATGTCAATGCCACCTGTTTCGTGACGCCGTTGATGCGAATAAACAGGCCAGCCTCCGTCATCCACATCTCGCCATCGATTGGATCTACGGGAGTGGCGCGGGGAGCCATACGCAAGGCACCCGAGATGGTGAACGTGCCATCGTCGCCGAAAATGTGTGTCGCTACGGTCGCGGCCGCATTGATCAGCGAAAGGCTTGGAGTTGCTCCGGGGTTCGTCCGCATGAACCGGGTGTAGCCCGCGATATTTTTCCAGAACACGCCGCCATAGTCGCCCGACGATACCGACAGGTTACCCGTCATCTCGTCGCCGGTCGTATTGACGTAGCGGACGTCGGCATCGGCTTGGCTGATGCCGCCCCCGCCACTGCCGCCCGTGACGACACTCCACGCCGCATCCTTGCGCGCGTATTGCTGGCCGTCGATCGGCGCGTCCGAGAGGTTTAGCGGCGCGCCCTCGTCGGTGTCCACCCACAGCGCGCCGATCTCGACCGCGCCGGGGTCGTTTGGCTGTTCGTAGACTTCGACCTGCCCCTCGGGGCCGATCGGGCCTGTCGGTCCCGCAACGCCCTGCGGGCCCACATTACCCTGTGGCCCCGTGCTTCCGGTAGATCCCGTGGCTCCGGTCGGCCCCGTTGGTCCCGCAGGGCCCGTGTTTCCGATGTCGCCCTTGACGCCCTGCACGCCCTGCGGGCCCTGAATACCGGGGTCGCCCTTGTCGCCCTTCGGTCCCTGCACTGTGCTGGCCGCGCCGGTGTCGCCCTTGACGCCCTGTGGCCCCTGCGGGCCTGTCGGACCCGGCGGACCCGGCACAGTGCTGGGCTGGCCCGTTTCACCCTTCGGGCCGGGCGGCCCTTGCGGGCCTTGCAGAGCGACGTTGTAGACGGCGGGAGGCGGGCTTACGAAGGCCATGGCGCGCTCACCTTGCCCCACGAAGAAACCTTGCGACCGATGATGATCGGTGCGGGGCTGTCGTGGCCTGCGGCGTAATTGAGAGCGTCCTCATAGGTGCCCATGTTCTCGGCGTAGCTTGCGCCGTGGTCTGCCTTCCACTGCCAGATCATGCCGAGCTTCAAGACGCGCTCGTCAAGCCGGAAGCTGTCGGCATCGTTCATGAATTGATCGCCGAAGCCGCCGCTGTTCAGCTTGATGCAGTTCTTGTCGAGGTAGGTATAGTAGGCGGAGACGCCGACCGGCATGATCGGGTGGATATGCATCTCGCCGCCCAGCTTCGTCCACTCGCCAAACGCACTGCCGTGATTGGCGAGACGGTTTTGCGTCCACTGATCGGTATCCGACACAAACGTCATCGGCTGCTGCGTCGAGGACGTGCGCCAGACATTCGATGTGAGCAGCAGGCGTTTGAAGTTGGCTGGGATGGGGAAAGCAGCGGTACCGGTGAATACACTCGTCGGGTCGGGCAGCGGCGGCACATAGGCACCATCGCCGACCATGGTGTGGGTCTGGCGCAGTTCGGTCCAGTCGCGCCCGTCATAGGCGATGCGCTGCGCCATCTCGTTGGCGAGCGCCAGCATCTCCTGCATGGTCCTGTTGCCGGTGATGCTGGAAAACACGCTGGCTGGCTGCGTTACGCCGACCACCGCGCAGACATCGCGCACCACTGACAGCAGGGTCATTTCATGCAGCCTTGGCTGGGCGGCACTCGACCGCCATGCGGATCAGTGTCTTCTTGTTCATGTTGTTTATGTTGCCAAGCGGCTCCTGTCCGGTGTGGGTGGCGATGTACTCGCGCAGCTGTGGCAGATCCATCTCCTCGAACTCCGCTTCGGCTTGCTGCACCATCGTCTTCTTGACAGTAGCGTCTTCCTCCAGCACCGCGTTGCGGGCGCGCAGCGCCATCAACTCGGCCTCCAGCTGCTTGTTAGGCGCAGTAGACTTGGCTTCAGTGATGTACGCCATCGCCGCGTTCTTCCACTCGCGGCCTCCGCTGCCGAGGTTCTTCAGCTCCTGGCCGTCGATCGCGGCCAGCGCCTCGACAGTGTAGATGTTCTGCGCCCGCAGCTCGGCGCGCTTGCCCTCAGAGAGGAATGGCACGTAGTCGAGTGGCGTGCCGCTCTTGGTCTGCGTGTCACGGCGCTTGAACTGCTGGTACTGGTGGCGAAACCGCTCGGCGTAGGTGACTATTTTCAACCCTCCGGTTTCCGGGTCAGGCTCCCAGTGCGATTGCGCCGTCGCCGGAAAAACCTTGATGTCGCGCGAGCCGGGAATGCGGATCTCGACCACTTCCATGTCATCGAAGATCGGCCTGCCTTCGGCGCGACTGCGTAGCTCGTTGGGGACCGGGTGCTGCTTGAACAGTGCGACGAGGGCCTCGTCGGGGTCGTTCCTTGCCATCTATCTCTCCGTTGTTGCCTTCAAAAAAGTGCCGGGCCGCCTTCATGGAAGGAAGGCATCTTACCTACACGTCAGCAGCCCGGCTTCTTCCCTTTCGCGTGTTCGGCGCGTCAGGAAGCCTACAACCTCCAATTGATCAGGAGGCTGGGACCGAATCGTACAGTCTCCAGTTGAACATGGGGTTGGTCATGCAAAGTTCCCCCATCCACCCGATGAACTGCGCGACTGCGTCCTTGTCGATGGGCATCTGCCCGTCGCTGTCGAACAGCTTGTCGAAGTTTCGGTTGGGGTGGTAGCGGATCTTGAGGCTGTCGGTGTCGATACCGAAGGTTGTATTGGCGGGCATGTTGCTGCCGATACCTCCATCCAGCACGATCTCGGCCCGTTTTCCTCCGCCGATATATTCAAGCGAAGAGAACCCCAGCGTGCCCATCGACGTATTGCTGGTTTGGCGCTGGATCGCCAGCGTTGCCGCGTCGTACGCCGCATAGTGCTCCGGCGACATGATCAAGAGGTCAGCATGGTCGCGACCACGCGAACGCGCCGTCATGATGGCGTTGAGCATCGGCCTGATCGTGGTCGAGTTGACCTGCGTCGAGCCAGCCATGAAGCTGTGCGCGTCGTAGGTCGTGGTACGCCAGATCGTATTGAGGTTACGATCGATGCCGCCATAGGTGCCGGTATTGGTGACGATCGGGATCGCAGTCGCAAGGCCCGTAAGCTGCTTGCCGCCGTTGGCGGAGCCGTCGCCGTAGAGGGCCGCGTCCATTGCATCTTCCAGAGCGCGTTCAGCAGCGGAGATGTACGCGTCGTACACGTCCATCAGCTGGTTCTCGCCCTCGTTGTTGAGGATCTCCTGCATCGACAGGATGATCGGCACAACAACCTGCTTGGGCGTGTAGGCGGCGTCGTTGAACAGGTCGATCGCCGGGTTGAGCAGCTGGTCGTAGCCGGAGTACCATTGAGCTGCCTGCTTGGCGATCTGCAGCGTCTGGCGGATGACCGGACCCGAATAGGTCTGCCACGCGCCCTTGCTCCTGAGTTTTGAAAGCAGCGCGTTGTTGTTGCTGACAAGATCTTGGTAGCCGCTTGAACGCTCCTCCAAGGCCATTGAGAGGATCTGCTGGTAGGCAGCCGCGGTAGTTACGTTGGGCATTGTTGCCACTCCACATGGGGTTCAGATGTCAGCCACCGTTGACGCGGCGTATCGCGTTTTGGATGGCAGTTCGACGTTCCACCGGAACTTTGGGTCGCCGCGATGCCCCGTTTGAGGAGGCCACATCCGGTGATCCAGAGATCGATCGGTCTACGGGTCGGGTCTGAGCCGATGTGTCGCGGGTCTGAGCCGCTGTGGTGCCGGGGCGGAGTAACTCGGCCCGGCGGTAGGCTGTCGGCAGATCAAAGCCTAGTTTCAGCTCCTTTTCAATAAGGTCGCCCAATTCATCGAAGCGGGGGTGCGCTTCCGCGAACTGGTCGACCGCGGAGCGGGTGTGAAAGAATTGCCGTTCGTGGTGCAGCTGCTGCAGCTGCTGCTTGGTCTGGGTAACCTCCCGGTGCAGGCCGCCGAGCTGCTGCTGCAGGGCGGTCTGGGCATTGCCCTGCTGCATGGTCTTCAGCGCCTCCGGCGTCTGGCTCAGGACGTGGTAGCAGATGTCGCGGAAGGTGATGCGTTGCCCGGTCTGCGGGTCGACCATGCCCAGATTGTTGACGATGTTGTCGAGCCCGGCGACCGGATCGGTACGCAGCTTGTTCTCGATCCCGATGTAGTTCGACAGCGCCTGCTGCAGCGTGGTGCCCTGCTGGCGCGCCAGCTGGTCGTAGGCCGCCACCGGCTGGTAGGCCTCGGCGACGCCCCTGTAATGCCGGTGGATGTTGTCCGCTTCCTGATGGAGCCGGTGGTAGTCGCCGCGGACGCTTTCGGGGGCGCTGTCCCAATCCTGCTTGGCTCGCTCCGAGATCCGCGGCGGCGGGTCGCGATAAGGTGCCCCCTCGGGAAGGGTACGGGCACGCGGCAAGGCGTTTTGCGCTCTGTTTGCGTCATTTTGCGCTCCATTTGCCGCATTTTGCGCTGCGTTTTGCGCTCTCGGCGCAAACTGGCCTCGCTCGCCTCGGGGGAGCTGGCCCTCTTTCTCCTTCGGCGTGTCTTCCGGGGGCTGGTTATGCCCCTTCTTGGCCTCTGCAGCCGGGGTTTGTCGCAATTTGTCGCGATCTGTCGCGAGTTGTCGCGACTTGTCGGGCGGATTGTTGGCCCGGTCGAAGGCGCGCTGGATGGCCTCTCTGCGGCTCTCCGGGCGGCCCTTGCCGCCCTCTATGTCGCCGGGAGGCGCAGGCGGAGCTTGCGACCCTACAGGGGTCGGCGAGCTGGGCGGGTTCTGGTTGATGGGAACTTCGGCTTGCGCCGGTGCGGGCGCGGCACTCGGCGGCGCCGCGGGGGCTGACGTGTCTGACATGATGCTTTCCTTCAGCGCGTTTGATTAGTCGCATGCAGTCAGAATGACCGCACTCCGGCCTTGTACTTTTGGATCGCTGTGTGGATTGCCCGCTTCCTGACCGCTTTTACGTTGGGGTCCGCCGTTGCCCTCTGTTTCGGCGGCAGCTTCTCGTTGCCGACCTCGATCAGCCCGTGCGCCTTCCCCACGGCGCGGTACTGTCGTTTCGAGGTGTAGAACTTGCCGTCGACCTGCTCGACCGGGTCCATGGTGTCGCTGATGACGAAAGGCAGCGGCATGTTTTCGGCCCGCAGCTTTTCGTGGCGGATCTTGCGGACCCGCCACCTGCCCGGCGCGAACTCCTCCAGCTCAATAGACATTGCAGCCTGCCGACGTCATGTAGGCGTTGAGGGCGGCGTTCTTCGCCAGCGCCTGCGTATTGTTCATCGCGCCGCCAATGAACGCCGACGCCAGTTCGTCTTGAAAAACGAAACCACCTGTCCCGGTGCCATCCAGATTGTAGGCAAACACAAACCAGTTGTACGTCGGGCGCGCCAATGCCGCCCCGGTAGTGGCTCCCAGCAGCAGTGCATTGTTCTTATAGAGGTTTATGGTCGTGGAATTGGTCCGGGTGACGATGTAGCTGCCCCACGCGTTGGGATTGGCGACACCACTCCAGTAGCTGTCATTCAGGGTATGTTCCGTCGTGCCGCCCTGCAGTGTGCGTAAGGTACAGTAGCTCCCGGTCGCGGAGGCCGCTGAACCCATGCCTTTGACGACACTGTCCCCCGTGCGGGACGTCAGGGCATAAAAGCCATACGAAGCAGCGTTCTGTTGGAAATTAACGCCCGCAGAGGGCGCAAATCCAAGGTCAAGATAAGTGCCAAGGTTACCATCCTTAAGTCCGCGCATCACCGTGAGTATCATCGGGCCATTAGGCTCGCTCCACTGCGCCAGCCTGACGATATCAACCTTCGCCTGTGGCCTGTTCTCTGCCGCAAACAGCCACTCGTTGTCGAGTAGCGCCCAGACGCCCGCCGCCTTGTAGGCGGTGATCAGCGTATCGACGCGGCCGCGCTGCGTGGTGCTGACAGTGCCGCCCGCTGCGATCACCGCATTGACCCACGCCGTCGTCGCCGGATCTTCCACCGGACCGCTCGCGATTGGGCCGACTGGCGACGATGTGGCGTTGGCGCTGCCCGCGCCGTTGGTCGCCGTCACCGTCACGCTGACGTTGGTCGTGGCATCTCCCGACACCAGCAGATACGTGCTCGCCGTCGCGCCCGATATGCCCGAGCCGTTGCGCAGCCACTGGTAGGCGTAAGATGGAGATCCGCTCCACGTCCCCGTGGTCGTCGTCAGCGTCTGGCCTACGTTTGTCGTGCCGCTGATAGCAGGCAGCACTGAGTTGACGGGCACGCCAAGCACGGCCCCGGTCGCTGCCGACGTCGCGCTGGTGTTTCCAGCTGCGTTGGTCGCGGTGACCGTCACCGTGATGGTAGACCCGGCGTCTGCCGTCACCAGCGCGTAGGTGTTTGCCGTTGCGCCACTGATGCTCGTTCCGCCACGTTTCCACTGATAGGCGTATGTGATCGGTGCCGTGCCGGTCCATGTGCCTGATGTCGTCGTCAGCGTCTGGCCTACCGTCGCCGTGCCCGATATCACCGGCAGCACTGTGTTCGCAGGCAGCACCAGCGGCGTGATCGGCCCGACTGCCGCAGACGTCGCGCTCGCGCTGCCCGCAGGGTTGGTCGCCGTCACCGTCACCGTAATGTTGGTAGTGCCGTCCGCCGTCACCAGCGTGTAGATATTGCTCGTAGCGCCCGCGATGTTCACCCCGCCGCGCTTCCACTGATAGGTGTAGCTCGCCAGCGTGCCGCTCCAAGTACCGACCGTCGTCGTTAGCGTCTGGCCTACCGTTGTCGTGCCGCTGATGACAGGCGGCGTCAGGTTGGCGGGAATAACCGCCGGGCCAAACAGTGTGCCCGTGGTGTCGGACACGGCGAGGCCGCCAGTCGCAACCGGCGTCACACCGAGGCCAAAACCGTTTGTGGACACCGTCACCGGCAAGCCACCCATTGCTGTGGTGGCTTGCCTGACGGCAATCCCGTTAGGTACGGCGATAACGGGAAGTGCCATGTTTACTTCCTGCCCTTGCTCTTCTTGGCGGCCTTCTTCGGCTTGGCCTTGGCCTTGGTTGTCCGCGAGGTCCGCTTGGTCTCGCGGGCCGCAGGCGGATCTTCAGGATCGAGGAACTCAAACTCCAGCGCATCACTTTCGTGCTCGCCGTTCCGCACCGTCACCGGGCAGACCGCGGGCACCACGAACAGGCTCGGCTTGACGCCGGTGGTGACCTCGGTCTCGCTGACAAACGTGGTCGGCTCGACCAGCCCGTTGAAGTAGATCACACTCTCCGGCGTGAACCCGGTGCCGTGCACATGCATCACGATGTCCTCGGCATCGCCAGCGTCCGCCTCGTCAGGGTCGAGACGCTCTAGATCCGGCGCCTCGTCCAGCTCACCCTCGCCACCGCCCTCGCCTTCGCCGCCCTCCTCGGTGGCCGATCCCTCGCCACCGACGTCGCTGCCGGGAGGCTCGTTAATGCTGGCGTTGTCGAGGGAGCTGCCGCCCGGCCCCGGCGTCAGCGTAGTGTTCGGCTTGGGATCTGACCGCAAGGCTGCCGCGCCGAGCGGGTTGTGGTCGGATTGCTCCGCCGGTGTGCGCGGCTCGTTGATCGACTTGACCGGCGGCGGGTAGACCGGCTGGACGCCGCCCTGCTCCATGCCGAGGCTGGTGGGGTCGACAATGCCGCCGGGATTAATAACCTTCGGGTCGGGTTGCACGCTCGGGATCACCGGCGTGACGTTATCGCGCGTCTTCTGACCGGGATTGTCGCTCGGGCTCTCCGGCTTGCCGCGCAGTCCGGTGCGCTCGTCCATCGGCTCGTCGAGGTAACTGTGGGGCCGGTCTACCTGCGCCTTGCGGACGTCGTCGATGCGGACGTCTTGCTCGGGCACCGCCGGGCGGTCGCCCTGCATGGGCATCGGGCGGTCCTTATGCTCGGTTTTATCTTCGTGCTTGGTCGCCATGGTCGTCTCCCTCATGTGCGCGGCAGGATCGCCGCGCACCCCAATAACGTTTCAGTGGCGCATTAAGTCCAAGTGATGGTGCGGGTAGATGGCACGGCGACGCCGCCGAGCTTGACGTCTACCGATTGTGTTCCGGCCAGCGCCTTCTTGGCGATAGTCGCAGTCAGCGAGGTGGCGCTGACATAGGTCGTGGTCTGCTCGCGATTATCGACCCAGATCCGGCAACCCGGCACGAAACCGGTCCCGGTACAGGTCAGCACCGCCGTGCCTGACGCCCCCGAAGTTGTCGGCGCCTGCAGGGCCGCCGTCAGCGTCGGGTTAGTGGTCGGCGACAGCGAGGAGGCGTGCGTGGCGTTCGGCCCTGCCGCAACCGTCGCCGCAGTCTGCACCGGCCCCGTCGAGTAGGTCTTGGAGGTGTCAAAAGTGCCGCTGACGACAGTGTAGGTGATGTTGCCGGGGTTGGTCACCACCACCTCGGTGCCCGAGCCTTCGTGTGGCACACTGGTCGCGGCAGGCACGACGCCGTTGGCCGCGCCGGGGTAGCTACCCTCGGTGCCGCCAGCAGTGGCGCCAGAGCCGACACCTTGGGTCAGCGCCGCTGTATTGGTCGCAAAGGTGCCGACCGGGCCAGCAGCGCCGTCATCGAAATACGGGACATTGCCCGCGGTGTTGATGATCGTGTTATCGGCGTAGTCGATGTAAAGGTTCTTGCTGAAGTTCGGCGGATTGGGGCTGGTAGCCCCCGTGCAGCTCATGTTGGTCGGCGGCGTCGGGTTGGGCGGGGTAACGGTCAGTGCTGACTGCGCCATGCTAGTCTCCTATGGGTTGCGGTAATAATCCTGTGCGGCCAGTGCTCCCATGCCTGCGGGAGCCGCACCCGCAATGCCGTACTTTTTCATGATGTCGATGATCGACGGATCGAACACGACGTAGTTGCTTGAGCCGGTGCCTGCGCCGCGCGATCCCTGATCGAGATACTTGATGCCGGGGATGCCTGCTTCGTAAAGGCGTTCAGATGCCTTCACCTTGTCACGGTAACCACCCGGAACCAGTTTTTGGCTTTCGTATATCTGCGCCCCGCTTGGATCAGGCAGCGGTTTTGGAATGCTGATGTTTGGATTGCCTTCTAGCGCCGCCAGCAAAGCGTCGTCATGCGAACGCATCAGGTTTTTATCAGCCTTAAACCCAAACCTCTCAAGTGCTGCTCTTACTTCCGGCGACTGTGTATGCAGCCCCCTATCCCAATCCAGCATATGCGCCGGGTCGGCCTTGATGTTGACCTCGTAGGTGCGCGGGCCGACAGGGGCCTTGCCCTTCAGCATCTCTACCGCACCCTCAAATTGGCGTGGGAAGTTGGCTTGCCAATAACCGTCACGATCCTTGTGCAGATACTCCAAGGCCTTCGCGCGATCTGCGCCGCTATTCCTGAGCGCAATGGTTGCTAATGTCTCTGCATCGTTCTGCTTGAACTGCGGGTGTTCGGTAAACGCCTTCCAATACTGCCCGCCCTGCCCGCTCACCGCCGGGTTCTCGGCGAAATACAATCCATGCCCATATACCTGCGCGCCCTCGCCGGTGCCTATCTTCGCCAGATCGAACTTGTCGAAGTCGTGCGGCGAGGAGTGGTAGGCGCGGATGCCTTTTATCAACTTGTTCAACGATCCCGCCTCGGCCTCGTCAGGGTTCATGATCGCGCCTAGCGCGCCAGCGGCCAGCTTATAGCCGACACGGCCCGGCCCGGTCGCCAGCATCAATCCGGCATCCAATGGATCTTGCGGCACGACGCTCTGGATCGCCAGCTGGCCCATCACGTCAGCGGCGCGGTTGGCAGTCTGATTGCCCTGCCATGTCGGCCCGCTCGGGACCATCGGCTCGCCGACGTCGGGCAGCTCCTTCGGCGGCTTGTAGGCGGGCCACATGCCGACGCCGGGCTCAAAGCGTACGGGATGCGCCAGCGCGCCCATCGCAAAGCGGGGGTCTGGCGGCGCCTGCTGCGGCTGTTCAGGCATCACGCCGCCGGTCGGCAAGCCAGACATCGGGTCGTAATACTCGTCCTGCCGTGCGAGCGAGCCCATCGCCATCAGCCCAGCCTCCCCGTCTTATCCTGCGCTACCAACCGCCGGATAATCTCTCGCGTCATCTCCGTTGGCTCGCCAGCCAGACACTCGTAGCCGGGGTGCTTCATGTAATATTGCACCCTCTCCTCATACGTCATGCCTGCAGTGACCTTGTTGATTACGGGATCAGACATCACCCACTTAGCCATCATCCCAGCCCTCCGATGCCGTTTGGCTTCTTCTGCGCCGCCGCCATCTGCCGCTCATTGGCTCTGGCAGCCATGTCCTGCTGCTTGTTCTGGTGCGACTGCGCCATCATCGCTGCCTTCTGCTGCGCAATCCGCACGTCTTCAGCCTTCTTCACCATCTCCATCTGATGCACTTCGCGGTCGTGCATCTGCTCTTGGCTGGCCTGCACCATCTCCTGCTGCCGATCGCCCTGCTTGGCCTGCATCTCGATCTGCTTGATCTGCATCTCGTTCTGCAGCTGCCACTGAACGTGCTTGTCTTTCTGCAGCATCTCGCTGGCCTTCAGCTTGGCGTCCATTGCGTTCTTGTCGGCGATGGTCTTCTGCTTGAGCTGCTCCAGCTGCATGTCCGCCTTGGCCTTGGCGGTCACGGGGTCGTCGCCCTGCGGCTGGTCGGCCTTTGCCTTCATCAGCTCAATCAGTTCGTCGATCGCGGCATCGAGCGAGCGGCCCGCGCGGAATGGAGCGGTAGAGAATTTCAGGATCTCGCCGCAGAACGGCGCCGTCTTCGCATCGTTCTGGATCATGGTCGACAGCTGCGGCAGCAATTGACCAAGCACACCGACGAACTCGGTGCGGCGCTGCTTCTCGGCGTTCTCGTCCGCCATGATGGTGCTGTCGGTCTCGATGTCGAGCACGAAGCTCTTGGCGCGGTTATCGCCGAGGAACTTCAGCACCTGATCGATCGTCGGCTCTTCCTGCAGTTTCTGCAGCTTGGCCTGACCCTGCTGCAGTCCCTGTTGTATCTGCTGCGCCTGTGCCGGGTCTTGTTGCTGCGCCTGCTGCATCAGCTGCTGCCCCTGCGCCATTGCCTGCTGCAGCGACTGCATCTTCTGCTGCTGCATCTCTTTGGTCGGCAGTTGGGTCTGGCTCATCTCGATGATGGTGACGGGGTCGAACTTCTCGGTGATGATCTCGCTCGTTATCTCGACGAGGTCGCGCGCCAAGCGCACCATCTCCTGCTGCTTGTCGCGGATGCGGGTCGAGCCGTACTGGGTCTTGAGCTGCTGGGCGCCGAGCGTTTCATTTGGGTCGGTCGCGCCGCGCATGATGTCCGACAGTCCCATGATCTGGTAGATGTCCTCGATCACCTGTTTGCGCAGCGCGACCAAGGCCGTGATCGTCGTCGCGATCATGTCGATCGGCAGCCAGATGATGACTTCCTTGGTTCCACCAAACGCCGCCCAGTTGCTGATCGGCACTAGCATGCGGGCCGATGAATGCGTCTTGACCGCGGTCTCGATCGCCTCCGCAAGCTCACTGGTACCGGCGGGGTAGAAGCCCTTGGCCTCGACCGCGTCGCTCAAGGCGTGGATGCGGCCCGTCAACAAGTTGATCTCATCCAACTGATCCTTGTACTGCAGCACGTCGGGGACAGGGATCAGAGAGCCGCGCTGTACTGTACCGTAAGCGGGCGGCGGGCACGGAAAGAAGTTCTGCAACTCCAGATGCGGGTCGTCCTCATCGAGGATGTCCTCGCAGCCGTGGCTGACCCACAGCACGCGGCGTGATCCCTTGTGCCAGATCTCCCAGAATTTGGCCCGCTCGCGGTTGTCGGCGCCGCCGACCTCGGCAGCCTCCTTGTCGACCTTGTACTCGGCCTCCTGATAGGCGTCGCCGCTGTGCTTGTGGAAGCGTTTACGCGCCTCGCCGCGCGTCATGTAGGAGGCAGCCGCAACCCAGCCCACCTCGCGCCAATTACGGCTGATGCTGTGCAGGAAGTCGCGCCTGCCCTTGAAGTCTATACACACTTTTTCGTGGTCGTAGGTGCCATCACCCTTGCCGCTCTCGTAGCGGCACCACGCCACGCCGCGGTTGTTCATCGAGACGTCGTCGCGCACCAGCAGCATCAGGTCATTGATGCGCGTGAGATCGAACGCGACCACGACACAACGCTCCATCACCTCGGAGGCGGCTTGATAGACCGGCCTGCGGTCCTTGAATTTGGGCGTCACCACCGGCACCGGCGGCTTGGCGTAGATGCTGGGTTTCAGAACTTCGCAGTTCGCCCAGAACATCTGAAACTCTTTGTCGCGCGCCATGCCCGACAGGCGCTCAAGGCTGGCGTATTGCCGGTCGATCTTGTCGCAGTGGTTATTCCAGCTCTCGAACGCGTCCTCGCTTTCGAGCAGCAGGTTGAGCCACGCCTTGGCCTTCTTCGGCTCCATCGCCGGATTGTAGTCCTGGTCCTCATGGCGGACGTCTTCGTCGACCGGCTTGACGGGTTCATCAACCATTATCCACCGCCTTTAGTGGCGGGATTAGCGCCTGCTTGACCGTCAGGCACGCCTCGTTGACGCGCCCGCCATTGACGCCGTACAGCATCGCGAGATCCTGCTGATCGATCTGGCGCACATAGTGCATGAACGCCACCGTGATCTTTTCCTCAAACGTCAGTGCGGTCTTGCGCTCAGTCATGTCGCTTCGCCTCCATGCGATCGAGCCGCCAGTTCCAGTATCTCATGACGTGATCGTTCTGCTGCGGGTCCGATGGCGGCGGCAGCGGCGCGAGATCCCACGTCGGGCTCGGCACCTCGAACGGCGTCATCGCATTCGTCACCACGTCTGGCATCACGTTCGACACCGCGGGCAGCGTGTCGTCAGCGCCGTACCAGTGCCCGCTGAACATCGGGTCGCGGTTGGCCAGGCCGCCGATCGACACTTCCAGTGGCCTGTGGCGCTGCCGGTTGATCTTCATGTCGGATCGCCTTTGATGGCTATCTCCACATCCTCGCCCTCCGGAGGCACGACGCGCGCACGCTTGAATGCCTCACGCGTGCACGTCTCCGGGTCGTGCCCTTGCGCTTCCAGCTCCAGCAGGGCGACGCAAATGGTGGTGAATTGCTTCGGTGTGACGTACTGCGTTTTCATAGCCGTAGGTGTGACGTACTGCGTTTTCATAGCCGTATGCCCTTGTTGAGCGTCTCGACGGGCGGCGCGAGGCGCCAGCCCGTCAGCTTGGGCTCCTTCGGCACGATCCGCGGCGCGGGCTTGTAGCTCATAGCGAGGTATCGGAAGGCGTCGGCAGGATGCGATGTCCAGTCATGAAGGGGATTGGATTTGAAAGCCTTGGTGTCGTCGTCCCACTCTCGTCGATACTGCTCAAGCGCAGATATCCCGCCGTCTTCGCAGCGTGGATGAAAGACGCACAGCGGCAGCATGCGTCGGACGGCGTTGATGCCGTCCTCCACCGTAGACATGGGTACGAGCATGGGGTGAAGTCCAAGACTGGACATGGTTTCAACTCGGGTTCGTCCGCTTCCCCATTCTTTGACCTTGGCGTCGTGGGGAACATAATCACTGCCATGTTGCCACCCGTGCTCGTCGTGGATACGATTGATCTCGTCGCGGAAATACTCGACGCCGACATTGCTCGCCGCGATGTGGTGTAGCAGCACTATCTGCGAGCCCTGTGCCTGCCAAAACCATATCGACGTGTCGTCACGTACACCCAGATCCCAAGCACGATGGACAGGTCGATCAGGTAGCGCCTCACACGGCAGTATTCGCCCCTCGGCTCGCACGTTGGCCATTTCCATCGCGTAGAACGAGCCCAGGACCATCGCATTGAAGCTGACCTCGTACTCTTGCTCGTAGGCTGCCCGCCCGGCGTCCTCGCCGTACAGCGCATTGTACTCCTCGCGCGCGTCACGCTGTTGCTCTGCCGTCAGTGCGCCGGTGCTCGACACTGGCAGTAGCTCGGAGAACCAGCCCGGCCTGTTCATCGCGTAGTCGTACATTGACTTGGCGTGGTTGCGTCCGCGCGGTGTCGTAATGAATAATGCGAAGCCATCGTTTTCTTCAATCATCGGGCGCATGTACGCCCACGCCGATGGATTGCTCAGTGCGTACTCGCTGAACACCACACCGGCTGCCGACGAGCCGACCGTACGGCTGTATTGATCGCTGCCAATGCACTGCCACGTACTTCCGTTAATCAACCGGATAAACATCTCGCTGTCGTTGGTCGATGCGCGCAGCTCGATCGGGAACGCCTCGTCGATGCGCCTGTTTCCCGTGTGCGGATTAACAGAAGTCCATATCGCCTTGCGGGCCTGCGCGTACTCGGGCAGGCAGTGCCAGTAGTTACCGACTTTCCGAAACGCTGCAACCGCGGTGTGATGAAGCGCGATCTCGTCCTTGCCAGCACGGCGATGCCAGACCGCGATCGCGCGCTTGCCACCGTCGTGCAGATAATTCCACAGCGGCATCTGGTGAGGTCTTGGCGACCAACCGACGCTCGGTATCTGCACGCGCATGTTCATGGCTTTTTCTTCTTCGCGTATTCAGCTGCGATGTCGCGCAGGATGACTTCGACCTTGCCCTCGATCTTGCTTTCGGTCGGCTGATTTGGTTTGCCCCAGCCGCGGTCGAGTAGCGCGATCGCAGCGGAGACGCGCGCCGCATCGCTCTCACCGTTAGTGGCGATGCCGCCCAGCGTGAGGATCGACGCCTCGGTCCAGCCGCGGGCCAGCGACTTGATATCAGTTGGCATTTTCTTTTTTGGCGTAGGATCAGGCACTTACTTAGCCACCCTCTAGCTTGCGCAGACGTTCTTGAATTTGCTCGATTTTTTCGTCTATCTGCAGCTCCAGAATGTAAAGCTGGGCGTCGATACCATCGATAAACGCGCGTAGATCCGCGTTCGATTGCTCGATCGCCTGTCGTTTTGCATCGTCGATCAGCGGCTCTATTTTTCCGTAGGCCAAGCGATCCCCCAACGCGAAAAAGGCGCGCCTGCGCCCGGATACGGGAACATGCGCGCCTCAAGGGGTGGCGTCAAGTTGCTGGGGCGCCTACCAGCGTTTGTGGGGGTCGGCCTTCCACGGCGGCACGATGAGCTGGACGCCGAGGTCGCGGACGGCGCGGAGTAGCATGGCGTGGGCTTCTGGCACCTGCGCCGTGCCCCGCCTGTAGCGGGCCGCCGTGGTGGTGGAGATCCCGAGGTAACGTGCACAGGCTGCCATGGACAGGTTGAGATCCGCTAGGATCTCGTTGAACTGTGCCGAGGACATGGTGCGATCGAGCTGCCAGAGGTGCTTGGTCATTGCACCTGCTCCAGCTCGTTGTTGAGGTCGGCGATCGCGGACAGGACGGTATCGCCAATGCCATAGACGCGAATGTGACCATTCTCTTCGTCAACATCATCGGGGAGGTAGGCCATGAAGCAACCATGCGTAGGCTTTTCAACAGTCACGCGGCTACCGTCGGCGGGGAAGTATATCGTCTGGGTGTTCGACATTTGATGCTCCGGTTTGTGTAGGAGCACACCATACGGTCAAATTGACCGGGGTGTCAATCTGCTATCTTTGGAATAATTTTCTCTTTTATTGTGTTGACGGCAGCGTCAGAATGAGAGATACCAATAGCACTGAAGCTATCCACACAACGGAGTTACCCAATGTCCTCGATCCACACCCTCATCGACCTCTTCACCGCCGCCCCGACCCTCGCCAACGCCAAGAAGGTCGTCGCCAAGGTCACCCACCACCCGATGACCGCCTGCCTCGTCCTCGCCGACGGCACCGCCCAGATCGAGAAGGCGAAGGCGCTCGTCGCCTCCGTCACCCCGCTCGCCGCCGCCACCACCTGCAAGATCGCCGAAGCCGCCGACCGCCTGAAGGGGGGCTGAACCATGAAGCTGTACGTCGTCACCATCGCCGACCGCCACCCCGCCGCTGGCGAAGTCGCCTCCACCATCGAGGTGGAGGCCGCCAACAAGAAGGAGGCGATCGCCAAGGCCCGTGGCCTGACCCCGTGGCGCAGCCGCTACGACAGCCCGGTCACCTACCGCGCCACCGAGATCTAACGCACAGGCGGGCCGCGCTGGCCCGCCTAGACCCCTTCCACACACAACGGAGCTACCCCATGACCACCACCGTACACACCGTC